GTTCAAAATTAACACTAGTATTAGAATTGTATAAAGCTTTTTCATTAACTACAACGTATCCCCAGTTAGGAGTAGTTGGAGTTTTGTAATAACTAACAGAGCAAATAGATCCATTTCCTGGATCTGGATTTATTCTTACAGTAGTAGCGCTTCTTCTTTCAAAAATAGGTCTTGATGTAGTTGGGGCTAAAACACTGCTAAGGCCTATTAAGCTACTTACTCGTAAAGCTTCTTCTCTATTTAGCTCTGTTGCCAAGCCAGAGCCGACAACTATTGATACTAATTTATATAAATCAGTAGGTAGAGTCATAATTGAACTAGCTATGTTAGTATTAGATTCTATTTTAAAAAATGGAGAAAGCTTAGCTTCTATCATGTCTAATGTATCTGTATGTGTGTCATCATCTTTTATTTTAGCGTTAGAGTTTCTAGCTTGATGAAAATAATTTTCATATATTTCGTTTTGAGCTCTATCTGCTAACAAGTTAAATTCTTGAGGCGTTATATAACCTCTTTGTTCTTTATTAGCTATAGCTAAAACCTTTTGATATACACTGTTTATGTTTACTGCCATTGTTACTTATTTTACTATTATATAGTTACATAATAAAGCGGAAGGTTAGCCTCTAAATAAAAATAGCCACCTTTATAGGTGGCTATTAATATTAAGTTAAAAGATTATTAATTAAATCTTTTTTCTATATTTGTATATATCTCCATGCCTTCGTCAGTTTTAAACCAATGAGCTAAAGCCGTATATGGGTGTTCATCAAAAGGAACTGTCATAATTTTCCTATTTGTTGATGCCCACGTAAAATATCGTTGATCGTTAGATAATCTTAATATTCCTTCTTCAACAGCTCTAATGCCAAAGTTTCTAAGAACTACGTTTTCATCATTAGCTAATTCTAAAAATAAACTAGGATTATTTCTAGCAAATAACAATAAATCTCTTTTTAATTCCTTAGAACTCATATTAGATACTTGAGATCCTTTTTCTACTCTCATTATAGCTTCTGCTAAATCAATATCTATTTGTCTAGCCATTAATATAGCGTCAGCTTCCATTTCTAATATTTCAATTTGATTTTCTGCTATTTCAACAGGCTTGTGTTCGTAAAAAATTTTACCGTTATGAGGGTGATACATTGATAAAAATTTTTGTAATATAACTTTTTCTTTAGGAACAAAAAGCGAACCGCTTCTAAAAATTATATGTTCTAATCTTTGATCACCTTTCATTTCGTCTACAAATACTGTTCTTTGATTTTGACAATATTTTATTTCTCTTTCATATCCTTTTTCTTCATCAAACCAAAATAAATTTGCAGATCTTACAGAGTGTGATAGAGGTTTTTTCTTTCCTTTTAAATAATAAACTCTATCTTTTATTTCCCAAGTATTTTTTGGTTTAGCTTTTATTTTAGGAGCTACAACCTTAGGTTGTTCAACAACCAATATTTCTTCAACTACAGGCTCTTCAACCTTAGTTGTTTCTTTTTTCTTTGCCATAATATAATATATAATATAATTAATAAAAATATAAGGGCGATACTAGACCGCCCTTATAAATAAATATTCTTACTTCATTAACATAAAGTTGTTAGCACCTTGAGTAACTAAACATCTTTCAGTTAAAAAGTGTAACTGCATAGAGTCTAATGCAGAAGTAGCAGCGCCTACTGAACCAGTTGTCCAAGTTTTCATTCTTCGGTCATCTGTAGCAGAAGCTCTGTACCTAACGTGTAAGAAAGGTCGTTTCATGTTTTTACCCATTTGTTGGTCATAAACAGTTGAAACACCAGCTGGAATCATAACCCCTCTGATTGCGTTAGCACCAGCAGCATCATTAATTCCACCTCTTGTAGCTTTGTCATTTAAGTATCTAAAGTCAGACTTGTAGAAGTCATAAGAACCTCTTCTAAATCCTGAGAAACCTAAGTTTAATGCCATATCTTCATCGTTGTCAAATACTCCGTAAGAAGTACCTCCAGCTCCGTAAGAGTTCATTGAAGCTAACATGTCATCAATAGCTAAACTAGTTGATCTGTTAATAAACATCATGTATTCTTCAATAGCACCTTGCTTGTCAAATTCAGCTAGTATAGCATCGAACTCAGCTAAATCAGTAGCAGCATTAACACCAGTTACACCAGTAGTAATGTTACCTCTTGATTCTATAGCAGCAAATAAACCTTCGCTACCAGCGCTATTAGCAGCATCAGTAGTTGAACTTCCAACGATAGTAGAACCTTGAACTTCAGAATCAGTATCAGCAAGCTCAGCTTCTATCATTGCCATTTCAATATAATCATTGAATCTAGCTCTTGTATCTGACTCAGCTTTTAAATACCATAAATATCCACCTTGTCCCATTTCAGTTGAAACTTCTACCCAACCAATTCTTGAAGCATCTGATCCAGATACTTCGTAGTAATCTTTCATAATAATTGGTTTATTAATGAATGATTTAAAAGTTGGCTCGTTAGCTCCTCTAGCATCAGTAGTATTAGTTGTACCAGCAGGTAATGTATAGCTAGAAGCTTTTCCAAACTCAGAACCATAAACTAATATAGTAGTTCCTTTTGAAGCTGTGTTAGCAGTTAAAGCTGATTGACTGTAAGGTAACACATCAAGTACAGCACCGGCAACAACAGATACTAAACATTTAAAAACGCCATCAGAGTTAGCTACTATAATAGTATCGTTAACTCTAATACCGTGGTTAGCAGCTGTAAAACCAGCTCCAACGTTTCCATCAATATCGTCTTCAATTGTTACTTGAGCAATATTAGTTACGCCTGTACCAGGATTAGCACCACCAGTAGCAGAACTTACATTACCTAAATAAGATAAATGTAATCTACCTTGTTCAGACCATACAACTTGATCAGAAGTCATAGCCTCTTCCGCTCCAACTTGATTTAAGAAACCTGATATAGTTCTCGGTCCGAAAACTTCAGCTTCTTTTTCCATTAAGTCAGGCAGGTATTGTTGCGCCCAACCAGCAGTGGCTGTCGCAGTAAAATCGATGTAGTTTGTTGATAGAGTCTGCTTTTGTGGAGCAGCAACACTATTTAACAAGCCACCGGGATTTGAAATTGCCATAATTTATAATTTTTAAAGTTAATTTTTCTTTCTAATTTTAAATGATCTGTTTTTCATATCAGAAGAAGATTGACCTAATACTTTATATGTTACACCGCTAACGTTAGTTTCGCCGTGAGTTTTTCTAGGATTCAAATCAATATTTTTACCTTTAGCAACAGTATCTTTTATAGCGTCAGCTTTACCTTGCTCGTAAAAATGTTTAGCAATAGCATCAGGATTCATAGCTGTGAATAAAGACTTATGATAACCAGCAGTGTCTTCAATAGTTGTTTTTTCTTTATTACTAAACTTATTAATAAAGTTACTAATGTCACTTTGAGTTTCTTTTACTTTATTAACATCTTTAACATTAAACCTATATTTTTTATCTCCGACATTATATTCAAAACCTTTGAAATTTTGTCCAAAGAAACTATCTGTTTTATTTAAAAATGTTCTTTTGCTTTTTTTACCTTCTTCTTTTAATTTTTCAGATTCATTAAAAAAATTAATAGCCTTTTGCTGCTCATCTGTAAGCTTGCTTCCAGCTTTAATTTCTTCATAATATTTAGACTTTTGCCTGTCTAAGTGGGCTCTAGCCTCGGCAACTTGCTCTTTGAGGGCTATTTTCTTTTTACGTATTGTTCTTTCATCATCAACTTCTTCATCAACACCAAACGTATCTTCTAATAAAAAGTTTCTTTCTTCTGCTGACAAATGAGATTTAGTATTTTTATAATACTCGTCTAATACATCAGAGTCGTCTAGTTTAGAAACATCTCTATTTAAGTTCACGTAGTCTTGTATGTTACCACCAGTCTCGTCCATAAAATCTACAAGTTTCTGTATATTTTCTGGTAAAGGCTTTCCAGTAGTAACAGCTTCTTCAACAGCTTCTTCTACTGCCTCTGTAACTTCTTCTACTTTTTCTTCTTCAGTAACTTCTTCTATAACTGGTTGCTCAGTTACTTCTTCTACAACTTCTTTTACGTTTTCTTTTTGTTCTTCAACAACCTCTTCTTTTTTTTGTTCAGGTGGAGGAGCATCTAAATCTACTTTAATAACATCTGGATCTCCAGCGCTATCAAATTTAGTTTCGTCTATAGCTTCTTCTATAACTTCTTCAATAGGTTGTTCGTTATTTTCTTCAGTTATCTCTTCGATAACTTCTTTGTTTTCTTCTGTCATAATAAAATTTTATAAAATATTAAAAATTTAGAGGCCAAACTTTTCCATGTTTGCTCCTCCACTAAGTATATCATTACCTGATGATTCAAATTTATTAACGGAATCACCCTGCTTTCTTTGCTCAATCATATTCATTTGATGTTTAGCTTGCCTGTCAACTCTTGCGTCTTTTCTATCTTCTCTTTTGTTTTCTTTGGCATCATTTGATCCACTTCTAATTTGTTCTAATTTAGAGTTTAAATCAAATTCAAATTGCATTAATTGTTTTTTAGATTCAACTTCTTGTTGTAAATAATTAATTTGCAATTGATTTTTAGTTTGTTCTAATTGAGTTTCAGCTTGAACTTTAGCATTATTTTTTTGTATCTCTGCTTGAGCAGCTGCTTGTTGTGCTTGAGCATTAGCGCTAGCTTGGGCCTGCATGTTTGACTGTTGAGCTTGTTGATCTCTTTGTGCTTTTGCTTTACGTTTTATTTTTAATAATTGATTAGCTAACTTTACATTTCTAACGTTACGTAAATCAATAGCATCATCTAAATCAATTAATTTTTGCGACAAAGAAACTTGTATGTTATTTTCTAACATAGCTTTTTCTTCTTCATCTGGCATTAGCTCTATGAATATACCAAAATCATACAAATGTAGGTTTTTCATTTCATCTAATGTTGCTACGTTATGAGAACCTAATGCTCTTATAAAAGCTTCTTTTGTTGGTGAATATTCTATAATATCAGATATTCTTAACGATAAGCACTCAGCAACTTCGGCTGTTAAAAACAACATTGATTGAAGCACGTGCCTAGTAGCTGTATTAGAATTAGCTGCTGCTAGTTTTTGCACGCCAACTAAAGCATTTTTATCTGGAGTGCTACCATCTCTAGCTTCGTTTAATCCTGTGACATCACGTATCATTTGCATGTAGTAGTTGTACGTAGTAATTAAACTTTGTAGTTTTCCACCATTAACTCCATTGCTTATTTGCTGTATTGGCACTTTGCCAGGATTTGGATCACCTTCAGACGTAAAGCTTCTACCTATAACAGAACCAGTTTGAAAGAACATGTTTAAAGCTTCTTGTGGATTATAGTTTGTTCCATTACCTAAATCTATTTCAGCTAAACCGTCAGCGTCTAAGTAAACACCGTCTGGTACCATACGCGCCATAACTTGCTGTAACTTTAAATGCGTTAGTTGTATCATATCAGCAAATGTAGTTATTCTACTAACTAAACTTTCTATTCTACCTTCATATAATCTAGGTGCAACTATTTGATAATTCATTTTTACTCTACTAAAATCAGAATCAGTTCTCATCATATTAGGGCACATTCTCCATTTTAATAATCTATCAGCACCTATAATATAAACACCTTCATATAAAGTTTCTACTACTCTTTCTAACTTTTCAAAATCGCCAGCTTTATTTTCTGGTGGATTAAATGAATCGTCTTTTTCAATTATTTTTTGAGCTCCAGTTCCAGTTGTTTTTAGTTTATAAACATTATTCATATGGGTTTTATAATTAAAATATAGAACTTGAACTTTGTTTTTATCTCTATTTGTTACATAATCCATTGGATATGCATATTTATCTACTAAGTCTTTTATTTCTTCTTCTGTTAAATCTGGAAATTCTTTTACTAATTCGTTTATAGGTAATTCTTTTATTTCGCCTACGTAGTATATATCTTCAAAATAAGGTGATTCTGTATGAGAATAAACTAAATTAGCAGGATCTACGTATTCAGCTTTAGCGCCGCTACTATAATCAAAAGTAGTTTTTGTAGCGCCAATACCTAAGACGGTTAAGTCATACAAACATCTTCTTCTAACTAAATCATAATCACTTCCTTCTAATAAAACGCTTAATGCTTGTTCTTCGGCTAACTCAACGGCCTGCTTGTAATCTAATTGCATGTGAAGCTGTAATTCTTCTTGATTTTGTGGCAAGGTTTCAGGGTCATTTTCGTATAAATCAACTCCAAACTGCTGTTTAGCTACTTCATTAAATTTTTTAGACTCCATGTCTCTAATTATAGATTCCATGTACTCAGTTCTTTTTTGAACTCCATACTCATCTTGAGAAAAACAATTTATTTCATAATTTCTTTGGGCCATGCCATTAACGACTATATCTACAAATTTAGGCACAACTGGTACTGGCTTCCAGTCTAAATTAAGGTATGATAAATCACCATTAATAGATAATTCATTTTTATATTTCTGTATTGATTGTTCGCCTCTAGCGTATAATCTTAGATTGTGAAAATTATTTTTATGGCTATTGTATTTAGACGTGGTACCTGAAAACCATTCGTGTCTTATAGCTCTTGCTACTTTTAAACCATAATCTTCACTTAGCTTCTCCATGTCGCTAACCGCCTGTGAAGGAAAGTGTATAGAGTGTTCTTGTCTCATATATTATTTTTAATTATCTTAGATGAAAATCCTTTATTGTTATATTTAGATATACTTAAATTTAATGGTTTTGGTTTTTGTTTTGGATTAGGTCTGTATAAATGTCTATTGCAAGCCATAACAGCTAATCCTGAACTTATTGAGGCATCATGTTTCGTTCTTCTATTAATATCAAACTTAGACCAATCATTTAAAGTGTCATTAAAATACATTGTGCCGTAAGTCCCGTCTTTTAATAAACCAATATGGTCATTAATATACATTTCAATTGCTGCGGCGTGAGCTTGCTTTATATCTTCACTAGAGTTTGGCATACCACCCACTTCTTTTTCAGTTACAGATAATTTATTCCAAATTTTATCTGGCCTGTTCATGCTAAATGATCTATATCCTCTTCTTCTTAAATAGTATAATAGTCTTGGTTTATTGTTTTCTGCAAGTATTGGCATGCCGTAAAATACTAATGCCATTAAAACATCTTCAAAAAATATTTCAGCTGTTTGTGGCCTTGCTATGTATTCAAGAAAAAAAGTATTTGCTGGGGCGTCTTCCATTGAAAACTTTGTTAACCCATGCAAAGCTCCTTTTGATCCTCGCTTGTCTACTGTTCCAGATATATCGTATGAGTCACAACCGAAGGCTCCTATATGTTCATTGCCTGGATATTTTACGCCATTTTTTAAAATAACGTTATTTTGTAATTTTGCTCCTGGTACCCAACTAATATTAAATCTACCATTTGGATCTGGATTAAAAGTAACTAATGTATCTTTTTTACCATTTAGCCATTGAAAGTTACCGGGTGTTATTACCGAGGAGTTTCTGTTACCTTCATTGTAATCTATTTGCTCGTATATTTTTATAAGATTAAATAAACTATTTTTTGTTTCATCTCTAAACGCATGCTCTTCAGTTCTTGGAAACTGTCTATAAAATTCGTTTAGTCCGTCTTGATCATCTTTTAAACCTTCGGCTTCATTTTCCCAATGATCTATAACTCCTTGGTCTATAATAATTCCTTGCGGATCTTTTTTACTTTCTTTAGGATTGTTAAAAACTGGTTGACCGTGTTCATCAATAAAGCCTTCATAATTCCATTCCATAGGAATAAACAAAGAATATAAACCAGATTTAGTTTGTCCATTACGATTACGTTTTGTTACGTCAGAATTATTATATAACTCTTTAAAATTATCACCTCCTTTGTCAAGCGAATTACTAGTGCTACCCATCATACATTTACCTACAACTCTGCTACCTAATCTTAAACAAGTTTTTGTAACTCTCCAATTATTTCTTATATTATCAGGTCTTTCCCATTTACCACTTTCGTCGTGAACTAGCAAGTTTAACTTTTCACCGTCATAACTATTATCACCTGTGTTTTTCCAGTCTATAGTTGTATCAAGTCCTTCAACATCATCCATTTCCTCACGCTCACGTATTTTCTTACGAGTAAACTTTTTAGCTGGCACTCTATATGCGAGTTCAGACTTTGGCCGGTCCATACCATCTTGTATTGGTTT